GCCGCGGTGCAGGCAGCCGACACCGCCACCCTGGCCGACCTGGCCTCACTCGCCGCGCAGCAGACCGCCACCGACCTGGCAACCGCGCTCGACTCGGCCAGCGCCGGGGACCTGGCCGACCTGCGCGACCTCACCCTCACCGCCGAGATCCTCCCCGGCCGGCTCACCACGCAGACCCTCGAGGACCGCCTCACCGCCACCGTCCTCGGCGACGCACAGCGCCTCACCGCGCAGCTGCTGCCGAACCGCCTCACCGCGCAGCTGCTGCCAGCCGAGGTCACCGCCGAGCTCCTACCCATCTAGGGAGGCCCGCGTGCGCACCCTGTCCGCCGCCTCCACCGAGTACGTCTGGGCCAGGGTCACCGACCTCACCGCCGCCGACATCTCCACCAGCACCCTGCAGCTGGCCTACACCACCGACACCACACCCCCCGCCACCTGGTACGCACCCCAAGCCACCGAAGCCTCCGGCAACGTGGCCGTGCGGATCGCCGCGCTGCTCATCGGCACCACCCCCCACGACCTCACCCCAGGCACCTACCTCCTGTGGTACCGCCTCACCGACACCCCCGAAGACATCATCGACCGCGCCGGCTACTTCGAGGTGCGGGCATGAGCAGCAGCCCCTACGGCTACCAGCACCAGAAACGCCGCGCCGCCCTCCTCACCCACGCCTACGGCAAGCCCTGCCCCCTCTGCGGCGCCGTCATGCTCCCAGGCCAACGCCTCCAACTCGACCACTCCATCCCCCTCGCCCTCGGCGGCACCACAGGCGACCGCATCGTCCACGGCCGCTGCAACGAGCGCGCCGGGGCACGGCTCGGCAACCTCATCCGAGGCCGCAGACGCGCCAAGACCCGCCGGGCGATGCCCACATCAGGCTCGTTCTGACACAGAGAGTTACCAACACCCTGTGGATAGTCTCCCGAAACACGGGGTTAGACCGACACTGACCACACAGAGTGACGGGAGGGGGGTTGAAATCTTGACGAACCGGACACACGACCCCGCCCTCTTGCTTTTCATCTCTCCCCACGCTCTTGATCTACGTAGGTCGTGATGCAGCGGGCCTGCGACACCTGCCGCCGCGCGTATGAGGCCAAGACGCCCCGGTCGCGGTTCTGCTCGGATCGCTGCCGCGCTCGTAACCAGGGTCGGCCGCCGAAGGCCCAGGTTGTCGACCTGCCGAAGCGTCAGGCCGAGCCCGGGTCGGTGACGACCGCCACGCTGGCCGCGCTGGAGGCGGTGGAGCGCACCGAGCACCCCGCCGGCCAGGCGGCGCTGCGGCTGGCCCGGGCGTTGGACGACCCGCAGACCCCCCCGTCGACGCTGGCGGCGCTGGCGAAGGAGCACGGGGCGCGACTGGAGGCGGCGCTGGCGAACACGTCGGCGGTCGCCTCGCCGCTGGACCGGGCGCGCGACGAGCTGGCGAAGCGCCGGGCGAAGCGCGGTGCCTGAGCCGGCCTACTGCTGGGTGCCGCCGCACCGCTCGACGAACGGTGACCTGGCCGCGGAGGTGGGGGCGCAGGTCGGGCTGGCGCCGGATGAGGACCAGCGGGCGATTCTCGACGCGATGTACGCCGAGAACACCCCGGGTGTGCCGGCGTGCTTCGAGGTGGCCGAGATCGCTCCCCGGCAGAACATCAAGACGAGCACTCTGCAGGTCGCCGCGCTGACGGACCTGTTCGTCCTCGAGGTCGAACTGCACATCTGGACCGCGCACCTGTTCCGCACCTCGCGCTCGTCGTTCGAGGGCATGGTCGGGTTGATCGAGTCCAACCCGGACTTCCGGCGCCGCTGCCGCCCGCACCGCACCGCGAATGGGGCGGAGGCGATCGAGCTCAAGTCGGGTGAGCGGATCGAGTTCCACGCCCGGTCCAAGGGTGGTGGGCGTGGGTTGACGGGGAAGCGGATCACCCTGGATGAGGGGATGTTCCTGTCCGCGGCGGAGATGGGCGCGCTGCTGCCGACGACGGCGACGATGCCGGACGCGCAGATCCGCCACGCATCCTCGGCGGGGCTGGTCACCTCGGACGTGCTGCGCGGCATCCGTAACCGGGGCCGCAAGGGCGGCGACCCGGGGTTGGCGTACTTCGAGTGGTGCGCCCCGGTCACCCCGTGCGGGCAGGAGTTCTGCCCCCACGTGCCGGACACCCCGGGCTGCGCGCTGGACGACCGGGACCTGTGGCGGGCGGCGAATCCCGCCTACGGTCGGCGGATCTCGGAGGAGATGCTGGCGAACTTCCGCCGCGCGATGCCACCGAAGGAGTTCGCCCGGGAGTTCCTGGGCTGGTGGGACGACCCGCCGGAGGAGGGCGGGGCGGCGATCCCGGCCGAGGACTGGCGGGCCTGCCTCGACGCACAGTCGGCCTACGGCGGGTCGGGTCACGTGGCGCTGGGGGTGCACCTGTCGGGGGACCGGTCCACGGCCTACGTGGCGGCGGTCGGGGAGCGTTCGGACGGGCTGGCGCACGCCGAGATCCTCGACGTGATCGCGCCGCACCGGGCCGTCGGTGTGATAAAGGAGCGCTGGGACAAGCACCGCTGCCTGGTGGTGCTAGACCCCGGTTCGCACGCCGGCTCGCTGGCGGAGCCGCTGGAGCGGGAAGGCGTGAGTGTGGACACGGTGAGCGTCCAGAAGATCGCCCAAGCCTGCGGGATGGTCATCGACGCGGTGACCTCAAAGACGCTGCGGCACATCGGGCAGCCGCCGCTGGACGCCGCAGTGGCATCCGCTGGGGTGCGGACGATCTCCCGGGACGCGTGGGCGTGGTCCGGGCAGGGCATCGCCCCACTGTCCGCGGTGACGCTGGCGATGTGGGGCTACGCGACGACCGAGACCAAGCCGTTCAACATCTGGTGACAGGAGACCCCCGTGGTTGCTGGCCTGGCCGAGATCGTGGGCTTCTTCCTGATCGCCATCGCGCTCGGCGTGATCGTCGCCGCCGCTGCGCTGGTGTCGACCGCGCTGGCCGTGCTGGCGGCCGGGGTGTTCCTGCTGTTCGCGGGGGTGACGGTCGTGTACGTGGCGAACCAACGCGCGCCTAGGGCCAGGCCGTGACCATTCTCGACAGTCTGCTCGGCGCGCGGGCGCAGGTGGAAAACCCGCAGGTTCCGCTGACCTCGACGACCCTGCTGGACTGGATGGCCGGGCCGAAGGTCGCGGCTGGGGTGAGCGTCTCCGAGCGGTCGTCGCTGGGCATGCCCGCCGTGTGGCGGGCGGTGAACCTGATCGCCGGCACGGCGGCGTCGCTGCCGCTGCACGCCTACCGCCGCGGCGACGAGTCCCGGCTGCCGGTGGACCGCGGCCCCGCTGCGGCCCTGCTTGACGACCCGCACCCGGACCTCACGCCGTTCGAGTTGTGGGAGATCGGCTACGGGCACCTGTGCCTGTGGGGCAATGCCTACTTCCGCATTCTGCGCAACCGGCTCGACCAACCGCGCGAGCTGTGGCCGCTGCACCCCTCGCAGGTGCGGGTCGGGCGGGACTCGGCCACGGCGATGAAGGTGTACGAGGTCACCAACGACGCCGGGGAGAAGGAGCCGCACACCGACCGGACCGTGCTGCACGTGCCCGGTTTCGGCTACGACGGCATCTGCGGCGTGTCCCCGATCCGGGCCGCCCGGCAGGGCATCGGGTTGGCGATGGCCGCCGAGGAGTTCGGGGCGCGGCTGTTCGGCTCCGGGTCCCTGGCGGCGGGCATCCTGCAGACCGAGCAGCGACTGGAGCAGGCGCATGCGGACGCGCTGGCCCGGCGGTGGGAGGCCAAGACCAAGGGCCTGGCCGCCGCGCACAAGACGGTGGTGCTGGACTCCGGCGCGAAGTTCGAGCAGCTGACTATCCCGCCGGAGGATGCCCAGTTCATCGAGTCTCGCCGGTTCCAGATTACCGAGGTGGGGCGGATGTTCGGGGTGCCGCCGTTCCTGATGATGGAGACCGAGAAGTCCACGTCGTGGGGCACCGGCCTAGAGCAGCAGGCGATCGGCTGGGTGAAGTTCGACCTGCGCCGCTACCTGCTGCGGTTCGAGCAGCGGATCACCAAGCTGATCCGCCCGGACAACGTGTTCGCCCGCTACTCCGTGGAGGGGCTGCTGCGCGGCGACTCGGCGGCCCGCGCGCAGTTCTACCGGCAGATGTGGGAGCTCGGGGTGTTCTCCACCAACGACATCCGCGAGCTCGAGGACCGCTCCCCGGTCGAGGGCGGGGACCAGCGCTACCGGCCGCTGAACATGGGCGCCTTGGGCACCGTCGAGGACCCGGCCGGGGACCAGGACGAGTTCACCGATCTGGAAGGTGCTGCGGCATGAACGACCTGCGCTACCGCTTCCACGGGCGCAAGCCCCCGCAGCCCAGCGACCGGCTGCCGATCCGGGCCGAGGCCCCCGCGGCCGACGTGGACAACGGCGTCGCCACGCTGCGGCTGTACGATCCGATCGACTCGTGGGGCGAGTTCTGGGGCGTGTCCGCGAAGGAGTTCGCGCAGGCCCTCGACGACCTCGACGATGACGTGCGGGAGATCCGCCTGCACATCAACTCCCCCGGCGGGGAGGTGTTCGAGGGCATCGCGATCCTCAACGCGCTGCGCAACCACCCGGCCCGCATCGTCACCGTCGTGGACGGCCTGGCCGCCTCCGCCGCCTCGTTCATCGCGATGGCTGGCGACGAGGTGGTGATGGGCCGCAACTCCGAGTTGATGATCCACGACGCGTGGGGCATCTGCATCGGCAACGCCGCCGACATGCGCGACCTCGCCGGCCGGCTGGACCACCTGTCGGACAACATCGCCAGCGTCTATGCGGAGAAGGCTGGCGGCACCGTCGCCGACTGGCGGGCCGCGATGCTCGCCGAGACCTGGTACTCCGCCGAGGAGGCTGTCGCGGCGGGCCTGGCCGACCGGGTCGAGGCCAAGCAGGAGAAGGTGGAGAACCGGTTCGACCTGTCGGTGTTCACCTACGCCGGGCGGGACAAGGCCCCCGCCCCCGGTGAGCGGGCCGACGTGATCCCGCCGATGAGCAACCGCACCAAGATCCGGCACCGGCGCAACGCCCGCCGCGCCGCCTGACCCCACAGACCGCACAACCCTCGCCGGCAAGGCGCCGCGCGGGGAGGTTCGCATGCTCACGAAAGGAACCAGAGGCATGCCTTCCACCCAGGCGCTGCGTGAGCAGCGAGCCAACGTCTGGTCGCAGATGCAGGAG